CCAATCTAATATCTTTTTATCTTCATTTAAAGAACAATATGCTAAATTTTTAATACCTACGTCAAATGATAAATATTTCATATACTATTATGAAGTTTATCTTTTAAATCATTATACATATATTTTATTTCAGAATTCTTAAAAAATACAAAGTAAAAACTTAATACGAAACTTAATATTAATAATAAATATCTTTTGTTTTTTGATTCATTTCTAATGTTAAATAAATCATCAAAGAAATTATTTATATATCCTTTTTCTTTTTTTACATTTCTTATTTTACATTCTATATAAGATAATGTACATTTGCGATAATCAATAATTATTTTTATTGTAAAATAAAATAGTAAAATAGTATATAATGAATCAGGTTCTTTATTTATTAGTATGTGATAATAACCAAAAAATAAATAAAAAAGAATAAAATAAAACATTTTATATTATATAATAAATGTATAAATGTTTTTTAGCTGGTATTTTATTAATAGTTTTCTTATACCACCAAAGGAAAATAATGGAAGGATTAACTATTGAAGAAATAAGTAATTCTAATAGTAATTCTAATAGTAATTCTAATAGTAATTCTAATCAATTATGTTTTCTAGAGGATGAATCAGAACATACTCTTGTTGATTATGAACATCCTAATCCATATAAAAGAATTAAAGGCAAATGTTCACAAAAAGTGATGAATCACTTTAATGAAAAAATTAATAATCATTCAGAAGATTTATCTAAATGTAGAAGGAATAATTCTAAAACAATTAAAAGACATAGAGAATTACATAAAGATAATATTGAAGAACATCAAACATATATTAAATTATATTATGATTTATTTACTACTACATATATTTTAGTAGTTTTAGTAGCTCTTGGTCTAGCATATAAATATACTACAAGAATTAAAGTTGATAATAAATTAATACATTATCTTGCTTCATTATTATTTTCACCATTCTACATTATGTTTTATATATTTAAAACGAACTAAAATTGCCAGATGATTGACCGACACCACTTATGGCGCTTAGTGGCATATTCATTTCTGATGAACCGCTTACCATAGGTCCAGCTAAATTCTGAATAGGAGTTGAAGTTTCAGGAGTAGGGAAATTTATGGTTTTATTTACTGGTTGTGCTTGCTGAGGTTGCATAGCTTGCTGCATTGTTGGTGTTACACCATAATTTTGCATCATCTTTTCTTGTTTGGGGGCATTTTGGTGACCCAATGAAACAAAAATAAAAATCATTAAATTCTTTATCATTAAATAAATTACTGGGAGAAACATAAATACCCAAGCTAAATTAACTTGATTATACTGACATAAACCAAATAAAATTATTCCTAAAACTATAATCATCTTGATTTCATGCCAAGAATAAACATTAAAAAGATTATCCATTTTTGTACTATTAAATTTCTTTAATGTGCTTCGTGTATTAAATAATGAAATACCAAAAACTACTACAATTACTGTAAAAATAATCATCGGAGAACACATCTTTGTTGAAAGTAAATTTGTAACATTCATATTATCCATTTATAATTATATAATATTTTATTTAAGATTATTTTAATAAATTAATATAATCTAATGGGTGTACCTAGTTATTTCAAAAATATTATCCAATCTTATCCAGATATTCTTATTTCAAAAGAAAATTTCCATTATAATGTAAATAATTTATTCTTTGATCTAAATTGTCTCATCCACCCTTGTTGTAGAGGTCTAACCAATGAACAGGAAATGTATGAAAAAATTTATAATGGTATTCTTGAAATTATTAATATTTGTAAACCAAAAGATTTAGTTTATATAGCTATTGACGGAGTTTGTCCTCGTGCTAAAATTGAACAACAAAGGAAAAGAAGATTTAAATCTGCTTTAGAAAAGAAAATATGGGATACAAATGCTATTACACCAGGAACAAAATTTATGCTGGAATTAAATAATTTCTTAAAATCTAAAAAATATCCAATCAAAATTATCTTTTCTGATTCCGATATTCGCGGTGAAGGAGAACATAAAATTATGAATTATTTAAAAGAAAATTATAAAAATACAGATATTAATATTGTTTATGGTTTAGATGCAGATCTAATACATCTTTCATTAATTAAACAAAACAATATTTATCTTATTAGAGAAAGAACAGAATTTAATTTTGAAGATCTTGATACAGATTTTATTTTCTTAGATATAAATACTTTGAAAAAATATTTGGTTCATGATATAAAAAAAGATTATCATATAGATAACCAAACATGTATCAATGATTATATTTTATTATGTTTCTTAATTGGTAATGATTTTATTCATAATACTCCAAGTATCAATATTAGATATGGAGGTTTGGATTTACTATTACAAACATATGATAAATGTCAAAAAGATTTTTCAGGATATTTTTATCTTATAAAAGATAATGAATTAAATATTGATAATTTTAAACATTTTATAAAATTACTATCTAGCAGAGAAAAAGATAGTTTAAAAAAAATATTATTTATTCGTGGAAAACAACATAAAAAATGGATACAAACATATGATTTTATCTTTGAGATGTTTAAGAAAAATGATTTAAGTATGTTTGAAGAAAAATTTATTTTGGACTTTAAAAACAATTTACCAATATTAGATCGAAAAGATGAACTTAAAATTTTTAAAGATTTAGATAATTATAAAAATAAATATTATTTATTTAATAAATTCTTACATCATAATTATGATCCGAGTTTTGATGATATTTTAAATGAAGAAAAAGAAAATATTTGTAAAAATTATTTGGAAAGTATTATTTGGACTACAAATTATTATTTTAATGATTGTTTATCATGGAAATATTATTTTTGTTATCATTATTCACCATTCATAAGTGATTTAAACGAATATTTAAAAAAAATAAATACATTAGATTTAATCAAAAAAGATAATATTTCTTTGACAAATGAAGAACAATTACTTTTAGTTTTACCAGAAAGTAGTATTCATTTAAATAATAATTTACAAAAAGAAACTTATTATTATCCTAAAAAATTTTTTAATAATACAATATTTAAAAGGTATGATTGGGAAGGTCATCCTATTTTACCTAATTAAGTCTTCTTTTAATTTCATTCATTTTCTTTGTTAAACGTTTTCTATCTCTCTTACTTAATTTCTTTGATCTACGCTTAGATGTTGAGTATTTCTTTCTTAATGATTTAAGTTCTCTTGATTTCTTTGTAATTTGTTTTCTTAATGTTCGAGGCCTTGTAATTTTTTTCTTTTTAGTGGGTTTTCTCTTTCTCTTACTTGGTTTTCTCTTTTTCTTTAAACCAAAATCTGGGAATCGAGCGGCAACTTTTTGTTCTCCCATTAACCAAGAATCGGCAGGTCTTTCCATCATAACATCAGGATCCATCGGTGCTGGTGGCATCGTAGGTAAAGCGGGGGCAGCGGCAGGTAATGCTGGTGGCATCGCAGGTAAAGCGGGGGCAGCGGCAGGTGCTGCTTCAGGAGGGGGTTCAATATCTTTAAATATCGGTGGTCCTTTTTCTTGTTTTCCAAAAAAATTTGGAAATTTAAAAGCTGGTGCCGCTGGTGCCGCTGGTTCCGCAACCTCTGGTGCTATAGCTTCAGGTTCCGGTTGTCCGTCCGGTTCTTCATCAACGGTTTTAGCTTTTCTAGCATCTTTAAAATCTTGTTCAACTTCTGAATCTATATCTCCTTCAAAAGGTTGATCTACTCCCATGACATTATGATCGCTTGAAGTGGATGTGTCATTATCCTCTGAAGCAGGCTTCACTTCACCAAATAAACCAAAACCTTCTGCTCCTGGAGGTTTGGGGTTCAGTTCTGCTGCTTCTGCCCCACCTCTTCTTACTCTTCTAGTTCTACCAATTCTCCCCCTTCTAGTTCTACTTATTCGATAATTACTTTTGTTGGGCATTTATATTAATAAATATTTTTTTTTAAATTAATTAAATAATTTATATTTAACGCATTAATTTATACTTCTTCTTCTTTTACCTTTACTTTTAGATTTTCTTCTACTTCTTGAACCATAATTCATTCTTGGTAAATACCTTGTATTTTCTGGTGAAGATCTATTAATCCATATTCCATTATCTAAATATCCAGATTCTAATAATTCAGGATTAACAGAAGCAGGGGTAGTATTTCTTAATCTTCTTTCTTCTAATAATCTTTCAAGGACACTTCCTGGTCTAACACCACGAGATGCTAAAACACCAGACGATTCAGGTTCAACCATTTGCTGTGACAACCTTTCTTTTCTTTCCCTTCGCATTCTATCTATAACTCTTTCTCTAGGAGATTCATCAGAAAAATCGAATACTTCATCATTAACAAAATTTAAACCTTGAAGAGCACCATCTACAAAACCATACCCCGGTTGATGTGTGTAATCTAAATATCTTGCAACACCATGTTGAACGAGACCACTTGCCCCTAAAATATCACTTAATTGGGGATATACATCTCTTATAATATTCATTAATTCTATTCTATTTCTTGAACATCTATTGACTATATCTTTTAATTCCCCAATAACTTTAATATCAGGTAAATTTCTATTTAATAAAGGATCATTGTGACTTTGATTCATTCTCATAACTCCTTGTTCTCTTGATAAATTTTCACGAATAAACGATTTTAATAATTCTCTATCTCTATCACAACTTGTAATCAATCTATCAAATTCTCCTTTTTTATTTGGAGGAGCAACACTTCTTAATTCTTCAATAAATTCTTGTTGTCTTTGTAATCTAGCAACAGTAGGTAATAAAGGTCGCATACTAAGTTCTCTATTCATTCTTGTATCTCTATCAATTTCTGCTGGTGTTCTTCTATTTAACATACGTGTTATTTGTGACTCATTTCTTGAAATTCCCCTTGGAGCTGCTGTTAGTTCTGCTAAATCACGGAGTGTTCTATCTTGACTTCCAGTTGGTCTACATGAACGATTATCACCAACCATTCTTTGTCTTGCATTAACTCTTTGCCTTTTCATTGAAGGCGATGAAGCATTTGTTGAATCTCGTCCATTCATTCCGCCTCTCTTAACTCTTCTAGTTCTTCTTCTAGTGTTTCTCCTTAAAGTTCTAGGCATTTATTATATAAAAATATTTTATTTTATCATAATATAATGAATTGTACAAAAATCGATATCTTAGATTTAAAAATAAATGAAAAATATTTATATCCCTTTTTTGCTATATTTGGTTTATGTATGACATATTTTGGAAATAAATTTATTAAACCAACATTATTTATAAGTGGAACAATTGTTTCTTCAACATCATCATTTAAACTTACCGAATTTGTTTTAAAAGAATTAAAATATGATAATTGTAATATACTTTATATTGTAATGTTAATTTGTTCTTTATCAGGGGGATTTTTATTCTTAAAACTATATAATTATATGAATTTCTTTATCGGTTTTGGTGTTGGGAGTTCCCTTGGATATATGCTTTATACTCTATGGTTACATAATTATTGTTTAGGTGTATATTTTATACTTGATACCATGCTTTGGTTAAATCTATTAATACCTGGTTTAATATCAGGTTTTATTGTTCATAAAAAAGAAAAAGAGTTATCTATGTTATTAACTTCTATTATTGGACCTATTTTAGTTGTAATACCTCTTCAAGAATTAATTGAAAAAAAAAGTTTTTTAGATGATCATCATCTATTACAAAATTTAGTTTATTTATGTATATATGGAATACTAACATTTTCAGGATTTTATATTCAATATAAACGAGAAAAAAATAAAAGACAAATTAATTATTTAAATAATAATTTTCAAGTAACAGTTTAATTTATAGTTTTTAACATTGAATTAACAATACTTCCAGGATTTCTTGAACCATCTTTTGTTAAATACTGATATACACCAAATATATATACTGCTATAACAGCATATCTTGTTACTTTTAATAACGTATTCTTGAATTCATTTTTTTTATCTGTATCTTGTAAGGATTTATTACCTACTACTAATACAATTACCAATAATACATAATTAAAATCCATTTTTAATAAAAATAATAACAAAACCCAAATAATTACAGATTTTAACATATTTTTCTTGAAATCTTTTTGATCATCTTTACCTATATGTATTATTTCATAAGTTTTAGTTGTGTAAATTGATATAATTAATATTATATGTTTTAAATAAGGAGAATTTATTAATTTTTTTCTTAATTTATCATTCATAACTCCTTGAACACCTGTAGCTGATAAAATAACTATTGCAAAAATAGTTGATAAAACAGTTATCATTTTATCTAAATCTAATCTCATTTATAAATTAAATATATTTTTTTTTGAATTCATCCATTAAAATATCTATAGGTAATGGACCTAATTCTATTATCAATTCATGAAAATCTTTTATTTTTCCAGGATAAACTTTTAAATATTCATTTCTTAAAAATATAAATACTTGTTCGCCAACCTTGTAAGTTAATGCTTGACCTGGTAAAGAAATATATCTATTGATTTCATTATATTTTGTTGAACTAATATTTTTCTTTATAAAATCATTACATTTATCATATGACCAACCATAATAATGGATACCTGTATCTAACATCAATCTTGCCGAACGCAATATTTGATAGTTTAATGCATAATAATATTCACCTTTATCTTTGTAATCAAATAAACTCTCTGAATATAAACCCCAACCTTCTATATATGAATCATTATCAAAGTATTTAAGATAATCTGGTAATTTTTTATCTTTTATTGATCTCTCTATTTGATAATGATGTCCAGGTAATCCTTCATGTAAACTTAATGTTAATAATTCATTAACATCGAAATCTTTTTTGAAATTAATATAAAACGTGCCTTTCTTTTCTCTATTATAATCTGACGGATAATAATAAGCAGTGCTATTTGTTTCTTGTGGTGCTTCTTTGATTTTATAAATTTCTGAACGTTTTAAATTTTCATGAAAATAATTATCAATGTTTTTATATAATATATCTGTTAAATCATTTAATTTTTTCATTTTTTGTTTACTAGTATAATCTTTCTTTATCTTTTCTAGAAATCTTTTTTCATTTTTACCAACAAGTTTTTTTCTTAAATCTTGATAATTTTTTAATTCAAACTTACCAAGATCAAATAAATTTTCAGGAGTAGCATATTCTGTTGTCCTTGTTTTTACTATTAATCTATAATATTCTTTACCACCCGGATATTGGCATAAACCTAATTTTTTACTATGATGTGGATAGTAATCCGAAATCAAAAATATCAAAATTCTATTTACATTTTTAACATAATATTTATCTATAGCTTCATTAAATTTTTTCTTACCTGATATTTTTTTTTTAAATTCATATTGTTTGTCTTTTAAAATATCTATAAAAGTATTAATCAATAATCTAAGATTTTTTTCATACAATGTTATTTTTTTCTTTATCCCTAATTTAAATTTTTCTAATATAGTATCTGTAATTGAATCAAGTTTCTTTAATCTTTCAATATATATTTTAATATCATTTGAATTTTCTATTCTAAAATAAAAATCACCTTTAATTGTACTTACAATATTAAAAAAAAAATTATTCTTTGCATTTAATGGCATATATTCAAAAACCTTAAATTTATTATATTTTATATCATACGATAAATCTCTTTCTAGAAGTTTATCATACTTTGTTTTTACTTCTTTTTTCTTTAAAAGTTCTAAATATTTTTTACCTAGTTTAGTAAGTTTATCTTCATATTCATCTGAAAAATAATTAGGTTGAATATGTCTTAAATGTTCATATTCTTTAAATTTAAAAAAATCATTTACTGTTGGTGAAAGTTTAATGTAATCATGTAAATATTGATCACAAAGTTCCATATATATTATAATATATTTTTATCTTCTTTTTGATCTCTTTTTAGAACGTTTAGAACGTTTAGACCTTTTTTTTTTAGAAGCAGTAGGTCTTTTTGATCTCATTGGTGCTGATGGTGGTTTGACTGAACCCGAATTAACACCTACTCTTCTATTGGGGACAAATAAACCTCTTCCATCTAATTTTCTATTAATATCTCTTACACTCTTTTCCAATAAAAAAACACGCTGATCTAATGTTAAACTCATTTATATTAGAATATATAAATATATTATCAACTTCAGGAATATTATGATTC